CCGCTCTTTGTTTAAGCTATTGGCTTTAGCTGACGGTTTAGTTCCAAACCCAAATCTCTAGGATATTAAATCGAACGTCTTTCATAAGTACTCAACATTCTCTAATCCTTTTGGAATGGTTAAAACTAAACCCGCTCGTTTTAAGGGTTACGGCATCCCCTCGCAATATCGTTTGCGGTTACGCACCAGAGGCGGAACCATTCGAATCTTTAGTAGAATCAGTCCCGTACTTTGCGATAAGCATTTCATACTCTTCGAATACAGGAAAAATACGAACACACCTTCGGTTCGCATCTAACCCCATTTGTCGTGGAACTCTTCCATACTTAGCCCTTAACATAGGGTATTCATCGAAATTATCCCACACCAAAATAGGTTTTGATATAAAACTATCGGGTGTTGGTTTGCTTTTTTCAGCAAGTTGCGGAACAGGATTCTTAAAATCGATATCTTTCTCTTTCAAGAGAGCAGTGAGCTCTCGAAGAGTAAACTTGTCCCAACCTCTTTCATCCAACATGATCTCAGGCTTTTCATCCTTACTATCAGTCAGACTTTCCCTAATGGTCGAAACCAATTGGGTTTTAGGTGGTTGAGGTGTGTCGTAGAGTGGATCAAGCAGTGTTTCAGTATAAACTGTTTTACTGCGATTCTCATTCGCCCACACATCCTCGATGCAGGACATCCTGCACCTGTTGTTTTTTACCTGGTGTTGTCTCACACTTTGTTTCTCGATTTCTCGAGCTTTAACGAGGTCTTTTCTCGTTTTACCTTCAGGTGGAGTTTGCTTTAGAAACTCATCAATCCAATCCTGAAAATCATCCTCCAAGCCTTCTTTAATAGAAATATTCAACTCAAATTCATGAGGGGAGACAGCAAATGGTGTTGTTCCACTTTGCGTTGTCAATCCCTCAACACAATATTGCCAAACTTTCTGGTTCCAGGCTCGCCACCAGGTTGAGTCACCCTCAACTTCGTACAATTCAAGACGATTAATGTTAGTGACTTTAGCTGGGTCGATTAAGGGAACGATCCACATTCCTACGGGATTATCGTCAGTTACGGCGACCATCAACCGAAGGTCGTAGAATTGGTAAAGGTAAGGATCATCGTACAAAAAGTACGGATCAGCACGGACGTGTGGTGTCTTTGGTTTTCCACCGCCGTGAACACTAGAGTTGGTTTTCATAACCATTTTCTGTGTCTCGGACAACTTCACATTTCCTGTGGGTCCGGAGTTTCCCATCACTGCTGCACCGAGATCTCCCAAGGCTGACATGCCTAAAGCAGGGTTTCTCATTGCAATAGCGGCTGCTCCTTTAGCTAGGGCAGTTCCTGCACTGGCAAGAAATGGCGCGTTCTCGCGAACAAAATTTTTAACGGTATCCCACATAGATGGGGAGTCACTAGGTTTAAGAGGTCCATTTTTCAGGACAACATCTTTTGCCGCGGCGACAACCGACCCAAACACACTCCCAGCAGGATGTGTCATGGTTTTTCCAGAAACTGAATTCCCAATATACTCACACCTAAATACGGCGTTGACGATGTACTTGTCGCCAGGAAGACCTGAGACAATAATACCCATCGTATAGTCAAGACCACGTGGAAGTGTTCCTGCTGTTCCAGATTGGAACTCTAAATCAGAAGGGTCAGTGGGCCCAGAATGACAAACTGTGAATTTCTTCTCAGAAACAGCTGACTGTTTTGCAAAGTTAGCTGAAAATATCTCATTCGGAGTCCACGATTCAATCGACTGATTATCGGGTTCCTCGAAACAGTAGACAACTCCATTCCTGTCCATAAGTTTTCCATCATATTGAATGGAAATACCATATGCGGTAAAACGGGCTGACACAACACCATCCATAAAGGCAGCTGTTGTAAAAGGGTTATTCGACTGATAACTCGAAAGGGTATTCGTAAACCCTTGGAGAGGAGTCGTTAAGTCTCCAGCGCTATTGACTTTAGTCGTAGCAACGCATGCCAAATCCGACGCGGCGGACGGTTTAACAAGCGCAAAACCAATACCATCAGTACCTATAACCATGTCAGTGCGACAAAAAGCATAGTTCTTCTGTGAGGGTAGGGGCATCAAATCGCAAGGTAAGCACACTTCCTGACCATTCCAAGGATCACATAATCCCATGGCATAATTAGCAGCGCAATGCGGGATGGGTTGAACAAGAAAAGGTTTCCCGCCTTCTCCAACTACCACCTTTCTTTTCGGCATAGCAGTGGCGTCTCGAACAAAATTTGTTCTAGAGAGATCTTTCACTATCCGATTTTCGGCTTTAATAACAGCCTTGTTTGCTACTTTATTCACGGTAGCTCGTGTAGGCTGCACTAGCGGCCTATTCGCTCTGAGTTTTGCAGATGTCGCCATGGTGAGACAATAGAGTCTCTTTTCTACCTACCTCCTCCAGGATTGATTCAAAAAAAGAAAAATCAATTGAAGAGCTCTCTGCTCCACTATAAAAAGCTTTAAGGATCGGGACAGTTAATGGTCCTATATCCGAAAAAGATTTTAAGGTGGGCGATAGATCACCATGAAGCGACAGTACCAAGTGTCGGTACGCGTTTAAAAAAGTGTCCCGTGCTTCAGTGGCGAAAGCCATCATTGTAAGCACAAAACATTTGGAGACATACGCTTCAAGCGTATCCTCCTTGTCATTGGTTGCTAAATACGAATATGCGAGACGTACTGGGTCATAATAGGGATAATAAGTCCCATCGATCATTGTAAATCGAAAACCAAGAAACTCCATTTTCTCAACAGGATAGTCAAGACCACCATGGAGAAATTTAAGTTTCATTCCGCATCGAACAAAAAACGCATTTAGCCATCCATCCTCAACGACTTTATCGAATTCCTCTTCAACAGAGAAAACGCTATCATCACCAAACAGTTTAGCTATTTGGCGTGTAAGTAAATCATAAGTGGGCATAACACCCATCTTCTCAAAATAAGCTTGGCATAGAAACGCAGCTGCTAGAATAACATGCATCAGGATATTATCCCTCGTTGTCGTCCCAGAACCACTGCAATTCCCATATCCTTTCCATACAACATCTCCGTTCCACATAACACAGTAAAAACCAGTTGTATGATCCATCATCCAAGTGAATCGACCCAATAAGAAGTTCGGACAATTAGTCCGTGCTTGAATTATCTGGTACAAATCCCCCATAATAGGGATATATTTATCCCACCCGGACAGATCATAATAGAAGCGAATACGATTTATGAGTAGTTTACGCGCTAAGCGATCGACCCCACCTCTAAAGGGGGAGAAACCATAAGCGGACCATTTATACTCAATCAACCTTATGCTACTTCGTTTTCCAAAACGCACCTGCTCTTTACAAAGATGAGCTTCAGAGATGAAGAATAGTCTTATTTTATTTTTCTTAACATCTTCCTTGTATTTAGGTTCTTTTTTATTAGCTACAGATGTTAAAGGCCGCGTTTTTTCTGGGGCCAAATTGTAGTCTGATTTTTTATAATTTTCATCAGCGAAAAGTTCGCCTTTTGATCTAATTTTCCAAAAAGTTGGTGTATAACCAGCAGACTTAGTATAGTCAATATAGTGTGACAACTCTTCATCAGTTGCTATGCAATCATGAAAAATACCGCCATATTCATAGTCCATGAATCCCATCCCAAAATAAAAGAATTTATCCCTAAACTCTCCATACTGAGGATCATCAAATGAACTGATTGTGGCGTCAACATTTTCAAGGCATGGTTCAACCATACAAAAAACGTCACCGGCTATGTCTTTTAACAAGCTAATATACGGACTAGTAAGTCTGTGGAGGTGTCGTGAGTAGACCGTATGATACGGTTTGTCGTTGGATTTCAAATTCATCCTCGACGGTACTCGACCAACGTACACCATCCCTTTGTACTCACGTTGCGGTCCTAATCTATGATTGATTAGGACTGGGCCCCTCCATTTACACGGGGCTGGAGGGGGCACGGCCCCATTTTCTAGAAAAAAGAGGCAGCAAAATTATTGCCACCGGCGGAGCTAGGTCCATCGGTCCTTGTGTGGATCCCGACTACCACCCCACGCTGCGAATCAAACAAAAACGACCCGCACACATAATCCTCAGTGGAAACAGAGTGCACTATGTATTTATCCTCCTTACGACCTTCCGTCGAGCACACAAAATCACGAAGTCCATTTGGGGATCGTCCTACAAATAGTAAGACAGTTTGCTCTCCCCCAAATGCACCAATTGAGATTGCTTTAGCACCCACAACGAATTGTAAATCACCAGCAGGTATACATAACACATCATCTTTTCCTCCAAGAATTTCAATGTGAACTTGCCATTTATCTTTCAACGCATCTGAATAGATTAAATGTCTCTTGTCACCAATTTTAACATACGTATCGAGATGGGCTTGGTGACGATTTAAATAAAAAAATGTTCTCCCATCTTTCTTTCCCTTAAACATACATCCATAAAATTTATCAGGATGCGATGATTCAGAATCATTAAACAACGAAACCAATGAAGTATGTAATTCACCAGTTTGCCATTGTATAGCATATTTGCTTCTAGCTTGATTCTGACCACGCTCGACCATAGGGTGGGGTTGAGGTGGTGGTCGGACTTGAACCGACTTAACGGGTTTATCCGTAACCGGTGGAACAACCACTGGTTTCTGCTCAATCGTAACTGGTTTAGTCACAACTGAGGCTTCAGACGTTTTAGTCTTCTTATTGTGTTCGATTGTGCACTCAGTGCACCAATGATAACGCCCCGTAAACGTTTTCTTACAAGATTTACAGGTTCGAACAGCAGGCAATCCTGTCTTAAGTTTGCCTTTCAAATCACTAGCGGCTTTATTATCAGGAGCCTCATTGCTAGTGGTGGCCACATTATTTGGAGTGACCTTTAAATAGAATTTATCTTTCATTTCAGATAACTGAGTCTTCATCTCTAAACATTCTTTCGAAAATTCAGAAACATAAAGATCAACAGATAAAATAAGTTTGTCGTTAGCGCCTTTACGGCTAGCCTCCGACATTCCATACAACAGTTTAAATTCTCGTTCAATTTGCGTCAACTTGTCCCAAGCATCATCCCACCTTTTCTTTTTAGCGGGATCGAGAGAATATTCAGCACCAGACTCTCTAATAAAAGCATAGGCGCCATCCCTCTCTGCGTGAAGATGTTTGTATTTAGCTTTTTGTTCAATACTCAACTTGTCGTACCGTTGCTGACGAATGTCTTCGAGATTCTCGTCTCGTTGAACATCCGTTCGGGCCGAACGAATTTCTCGTTCTTCCTCACGTCGTTCTCGTTCATCTTGCTGGTTCTCACGTTCCTGATTATATTTCTTTTTCCGATCACCAGAAGTAATACCTTTCTTATTCTTGGCAGTTTGCCCTCGGGTTTTCGCTTCATTTACAGATTCCTTATCAGGTTTTGACTCAGTAACGGGTTCCACAACTTCGGGAACCTCTTCTTTATTATCATCAGACTTCTTAGAAGCCTCATTTTTGGCTTTCGCCTCAGCCCGCCTTTGAGCGCGGGTCTTCTTAGTGGATGATTGTTTGGCATCCACCTTTGGTGTGTCCTTTGATTTCTTATCTTTATCAAGAATGTCAAATGTTGTATAAACGCCATAACCAGCTCCGGCTATGACAGCAAGCCCACCAAGTAAGCAAGCACCGACAGCTAACTTTGTTTGAGTTGCAGAGTCTCCAAATGTTTTTAATCCATCGGAGACTGCGTCGGTTATATCCCCGAAGTAATCCACCTCGGGTTCAGCAGTCACTCGAATAACTTCAGCACGATAATATCTAATAATTCTCGTTATTCCAAACGGCTTGAAGTCAGTTTCATAATCTTCTTCTTTAACCAAGTCATCATGAGATAACTCTTCCCTTCTTAGCTCATAGTGTCCATCAACCGTCTGTGTACGGAAGGAAGCCATGAGGGGTACATTTATACGAATCTTACAAGAATTGTCAGATTCATCAAACGACAGGAATGGGAGATATTTCACAGCACTCATATCAACATAGTCTTCAGAAAAATCCTGTAAACCATTATTCCAATGATTAATATCAGCTTCAAGATTAGCCCTCCACTGATCAAACATAGCAAAACGTTGTTTTCGCTCCTCTGGCATTACAAAACCATGGGAGGAGACATTATCCAATTTATCTTTACTGGCAAGCTTCTCAATTAGAGAAGGCACTTCAGCAATCATTTTGAAAGAATTGGATATGGCGCCACACGCTCGTGTGATCTCAACGATCATTTTGGTGTCAATCATAACACCTACAAGACCGATGAGCGCGGCTGACGACATCAGAACATCACAAATAATAGAGAGGGTACCTTTTTCAGCACCAGCCTCAGGTTTACTTGTAATAATCTGATATAGTTTAAAAGCCAACGCGCCACTAAGCACAACACCGGCAGTACCGGTAAAAGCTCGGAGTAAATTCCGTTTAAAAATCATGTCCTGTGGATCTTTACAATTGGTTATAGAAACCTGCTCAAAATCATCATCATCAACTATAAGGTTAGAAACCAAATTTGTTAACAAAGCTGTTACCGCCGTGGATAAAATCCCAACAAAAACGGTGTCACCAACATTTTCAGTCTTAGTATACACCAAAGCACTAGCACCTAATCCACCTAATGTGGAACAAATACCAGTCTGGATTGCTCCAGATTGCTTAATATAATCAATAGCATCGTACACCATACCACCTAGTTTTAAAGTTTTATCTAAATCAGGGTTTTCAGCTTTAACACTATCAACAACATCAAATGCAATCGCTTTTTTGAAATTGTTGAACTTATCCTCGAAAAAACCAATCTCTTTTGATTGTTTTTCTCTCGTTTCAGCACAGCTCTTCATGAGTTTTGAATCGATCTCAGTGAGAGCAGCAGCACCACTAGGGGTGCTAACTACTCTCTCAATAGTTTTCTCCATAGAGTTAGCTTTTATAGTAGTATTTGTAACCTCCTCAATCTTATCATCACTAAAGAAATTATCCCATGCAGATCTCAACTTCTCCGTTAAAGTATACGGAGTACTTGGAGTCTCAAATGTGGATGATTCCTCAGAATCTTCCGATTCTGTTAAAATAATAACAGGTTCCGGTTCAGAATGTTTTTCCAAACGCTTCTGAACTGTTTTCGAAGGTACAGTCTTATCCTTTGCCTGACGGGCTCGGACTCGATCTAATCTAACTTGTTTAATTTTCTTATAATTTCCAGGGTTTCGACCTGGACGGATTTCTCCTTCTTGTTCAATGTTATTCCATTGGAGGCCGGCATCATTTTTTTGATCTTTCGTCACCTCTTGCTGTGTTTGAATAGCTCGTTGAAGATACTCATCTTCCGCATTATTCTGCAAATCTTGTTTCTGCCTTTCAGTCAAATCCTCACCATTTGTATCACTAACCGATCGGTTGAGTCCGTCCAAGTGCTTAGAAGTC